CTGCAATAGGTAGAGAATGCCCTGCTTACAAACAAGATGGTGAGTGTGGTAGTTGCCGTGCCTGTTGGAGTCGTGGAGTTAAACAAGTAAGTTATAAAGAACATTAAGGTGATATAGTAATCCTGTTACAAAGTTAAATCTTTGGCTAAAATACTAGAACTGAGGGTAGGCAATGATTCCTACCCATTTAACAAAGGAGCACTAATGAAACTAAGCGAACAACAACAAAGAAAAATAATGAAAGACAATCCAGCACAGGGTTTTGATATTTGTTCAAAATGTGACAATGTTCAATTGTATGGAACAATGAAAGACATTAATCAAAATGATTTTGATTTAATTTGTGATGACTGTTTAAAAGAAAAAAATGATTAGAGTTATAATTATAGTATTACTACTAACATCTTGTAGTGCTAATAAAAAAGATATGAATCCTTGGACAACAATAGTAAGACAAGTCCTAACAAATGGAATAAGCAGATAATGTATTACTGGACTCCTAAAAGAATTAAAAGAACGTGGATATAAACTACATTTTGTTAAAAATGATTTGACAAAATCAAAAAAATGTGATAGAGAGGATAACAATGAAAAAATACAAAATAATACTTCGAGGAATGGGAATTTTTGCGACTGGGATAATAGCCTTCCCAAGAGAATCAGTAGAGTCTCCAGAACCAACACTAGAACAAATAGAAAATGAAGTTGCATTATATCTAAATGAAAAACTATTAAAGGTAGAACAAGATAGTTTTCATACACAAGATATGTATATACTTACATATGAAGATATAAAACCAGAGAGAGTTCTTCTTTGAATTATAAGCAACAACTAGCAGTAGTAGAAGGTCTTTTTGTTCCACCAGATTCACAAATTAGAATGGACTGTCCATTTTGTAAAAATAAAAATACTTTGTCAGTAGACACTACAGAAAATAAATTAAGTTGGTATTGTTTTCATGCTTCGTGTTCAGCTAAAGGTAAAAAAGATGGAGAAAAAAATATGGATTATGTAGTAAAAGTTTTTACAGGAAGTGGTAGTTTCTGTAATCAATCTAATGAATTTGAGACACCAGATAGTTTTCAATCTATTTTTTCTAATAAAAAAGCTATGAATTATTTACATAAAAATAATTGCTGGGAGGCTTGGGCTTGGCATAGAGCAGAAATTAAATATGATGTTAAACAAGATAGAGTAGTTTTTTTAGTTCGTAATAGACACTCGAATAAAATAGTAGGTGCAGTTGGTAGAGGTCTAAATAAAAATGTTTATCCTAAATGGTTTATGTATGGTAATAAAGATGTACCATTTAAGTCTGGTAATTGTGATGATGCAGTTATTGTAGAAGACTGCCCATCAGCTTGTGCAGTATCAAATATATTAACTGGTATTGCTATTATGGGCACAAGTTTAAAAGAAGTACACAAATCACATTTAAGACCCTACAAAAATTTATATATATGTTTAGACAGAGATGCTACAACTAAAGCATATGACATGGCAAAAGATTTAAGATCTTCTGGTTTTGACAATGTTATTGTAAAACCATTGACAGATGATTTAAAATATTATAATACAGATGAAATAAAGGAGATGTTCTATGGAAGAGAATAAATTAAAAGCAGAGATAGTTAGACTTAAATCTTTATTAATGAGTAAAGACTTAGATTTAAAAGCAGCTGAAGAAGTTAGATTAAGTCATGCAAAAAAAATTTCATATTTACAAGCTGAACTTAGAAAATTAAATGGGAAGAGAGGATAAATGATAGAAAAACAAATGCTTAGATTAATGTTAAATAAAAATTTTTATACACAATATAGAGGTGCTATATCTCATACTATTTTTTCTGGAGATATAAGTTCTTTATATGAGACAATAGAAAAAGCACATAGTAAATATGATTCAGATATTAAACTAGATGAATTATATTCTTTACACACAACTGTATTTAATCCTGCATTAACACGTGCAGCTAGAGAAAAGTTTAGTGAACTTGTAGAAGATATAAAAGAAGTTGAAGTTCCAAGCAAAGAGATTGCTAAAGATATTATTAAAGTTTTATCTAATAGAGACTTAGCACAAAAGATAGCAGTAGAGGCTACTGAAATATTTAATGGTAAAGATGCAAACTTTACTTCAATTATATCTATGATTGAAAATCACAAACAAGATTTAGATGAAGAAAAAAATCCTGCAGTTACTTCAGATGTAAATGAAGTATTAGGATTATTAGATGTAACAACTAAATGGCAGTTTAACATTCCTGTGTTAAAAAACAACGTTGGTGGTATAGGTCCAGGTAATCTTATGATAGCATTTGCTAGACCAGAAACTGGTAAGACAGCTTTTTGGGTTAGCTTATGCTCTGGACCAGATGGCTTTGCCCAACAAGGTGCAAAGATACATGCATTTATAAATGAAGAACCAGCAATAAGAACACAGATGAGAGCTATCTCTTGTTATACAGGTATGACTAGAGAAGAGGTAAAGGAATTACCAGATGAAGCAAGAGAGTCTTGGTTAGATATAAAAGATAATTTATCTATGTTTGATACAGTTGATTGGTCAATAGCAGATATTGATGCTCATTGTGAAAAACATAAACCAGATATAATTATAATAGACCAGCTTGACAAAATAAATGTTTCTGGTACATATGCAAGAACAGATGAAAAACTTAGAGAAATATATACAAGTGCAAGAGAGATTGCTAAACGTAGAGATTGTGCAGTGATTGCTATATCTCAAGCATCAGCAGACGCACATAACAGAAATAGTATATCGTTTGATATGATGGAAAACTCTAAGACAGGTAAGGCAGCAGAAGCTGATTTAATTATTGGTATTGGTAAGAATGAATCTGCAGACCCATCTGATAGAACTAGAACTTTGTGTATAAGTAAAAATAAAATAAATGGTTTTCATGGAGAACCACAATGTGTAATTAGAAAGGAAATAAGTAGGTACGAAGGATGATTAGAGTAGTAGACGTAGAGACATCATGGCAAGTAACAGAGAATGGTGGGTATGACCCATCACCATTTCACCCAGACAATATTCTTGTAAGTGTTGGAATAGATGATGAATATTTTTTTACAAACCATTCTGAAAAAATTGATAAAGGTTGTTTTCATAAGATACAAGAACTATTAGACACAACAACATTATTAGTTGGACACAATATTAAATTTGATTTAATGTGGTTATTAGAATCTGGATTTAAATATGAGGGTAGAGTTTATGATACAATGATTGGGGAGTATATACTTAATAAAGGTATTCGTAAAAGTCTAACACTTGAGATGTGTTGCCGTAGAAGAAAGATAGGATCTAAAGATAATAGAATAAAAGATTTTACAGACAGAGGTATACCATTTCAAAACATACCACATCAAGTTGTTGAACAATATGGTAAAATGGATGTAGCTATAACTAGAAGACTATTTGATTCTCAGATGTCAGATTTTAAATTACCAAAAAATAAAGACCTACTCATGACAGCAAAAATGATGAATGAGTTTTTAATTGTGCTAGCTGATATGGAACGTAATGGTATTCATGTAGACTTAGAAGAATTACATAAAGTTAAAAAAGAATATCAAGCAGAGTTTCATGCATTGCAACAGAAGATAGATGCAATCGTATATAAACAAATGGGTGATACTAAAATTAATTTAGCTAGTCCAGAACAATTATCTTGGTTAATATATTCTAAAAAACCTAAAGATAAAAAGCATTGGGCAAAAATATTTAATGTAGGTATAGACAAGAACACTGGTAAAAGTAAAAAAAGACCACAGTATTCTAGAATACAATTTAGAAATTTAGTTTCTGATAATACAGAAGTTATTCATAAAACTACAGCTGAACAATGTATAGGTTGTCATGGTAAAGGTGTAATTAAAAAAATAAAAAAAGATGGAAGTCCATATAAAAATTATACTAAATGTTCTGAATGTGATGGCGATGGATATGTATATACACCTATGGCAAAGATAGCAGGATTTAATCAAAGACCTAGAAGTGTATATGATATTGCAGAGGCAGGTTTTAGAACAGACAGAATAACATTAAATAAAATAGCAGGTGAAGCTGAAGGTGAGTTTAAAGAATTTATAGATGCTATTGTAAGATATGGTGCAGTAGAAACTTATCTTGGTACATTTGTTACTGGTATAGAAAATTTTACAAATGAAAAAGGTTTGTTACATCCTAAGTTTATGCAAGCAATTACAGCTACAGGTAGACTTTCAAGTAGAGACCCTAACTTTCAAAATCAACCAAGAGGTAAAACTTTTCCTATTCGTAAGGTTGTCAAATCTAGATTTAAAGATGGACAAATTATAGAAGTAGACTTTGCACAATTAGAATTTAGAACTGCAGTTTATTTATCACAAGATAAACAAGGCATGGAAGATATTAAAAATAATATAGATGTACATCAATACACTGCAGATATTATAGGTGTATCTAGACAAGACGCAAAGGCACATACTTTTAAACCTTTGTATGGTGGTACAACTGGTACAGAAGATGAAAAAAGATATTATTCTAAATTTTTAGAAAAGTATAAAGATATAAAAAAATGGCATGATAAATTACAAGATGAAGCTATAAGATATAAACGAGTTAAGCTACCAACTGGTAGAGAGTATTCATTCCCATATGCAGAAAGAACACCATGGGGTGGATCAACTTATGGAACACAAATAAAAAATTATCCTGTGCAAGGATTTGCTACAGCTGACATAGTACCATTAGCATGTATACAAATATCTAAACTAATGCAAGCACAGGGTGTAAAAAGTTTGCTTATAAATACAGTGCATGATTCTATTGTTGCTGATGTTCATCCAGATGAATCTTACAAAATGGGATTAATTTTTAAGCAAGGTACAGAAGATGTAATACCTGCACTTAAAATGTATTACAATATAAACTTTAACGTTCCCCTTGACACTGAGATCAAGATAGGATATAATTGGTTAGATATGGAGGAGGTAGAAATAGTACGATGAGTAGAGAAATAGAAGCATTAGAAACTCTTGATGAGTTTGAAGATGGAAGCTATGCAGCATATTTAGAATATGTTGATTTAAAAGATAA